TGGTTACGTTGAGGGAATTACATTCCCTAACGGTGACTATTTAATAATAAACGAAGAGGGCAAACTAAGAGGTTTGCCCCTTAACCCAGAGGCTACAACTCTTTGGCGTTCTACTTTTACAAAAGATAAATATGCTTTTGGGTATGATGACTTTGTTGTTGGCCCTGCAATCTTGATCAAGGCTAACGCGCTTAAACGTTGGGCAGCGTAACCTTTCTACCTGGGCGCTAGCGCGCCCAGGTTCTGAGGGCACACAACCTACGGTTGTATGCCCTTTTCTTTTGCTCGCTTCGCTCGCAGCTTGGACCCCGAGGGGTCCCAAATAAAACCCAAAAATCAATTATAAGTTGTACGCGGGGACCCCTTTCTGCGAAAGGGGTCCCATTATATTCTGTTATATTGTAAGATCTGTACATTCGTGTATACTGAAAACATGTTAAACACCAAAAAAAGGTGCAAAAAAAATTTTATAAAAAATTTTTATGAATTTGAATAATATAGATATAAGTAAACTACCTGCGGATATTAGAAAAACATATAAGCAACTTCAGGTATTGCACGCAGAAAAAAAGATACAGAATAAAGCTAAAAATGATTTCTTATCTTTTGTCAAATGTATGTGGCCCGATTTTATAGAGGGGTCCCACCACAGACACATTGCAGATAAATTTAATAAATTAGCCACAGGCGAAATAAATCGTTTGATAGTTAACATGCCCCCAAGACATACCAAGTCGGAGTTTGCCTCATACTTACTTCCGGCTTGGATGGTGGGCCGTGATCCAAAGCTCAAGATCATTCAAGCAACACACACAGGAGAACTTGCCGTTAGGTTTGGTAGAAAAGCAAAGAACCTAATCGACTCGGAAGATTATACAAAAATTTTTAAAACTAGATTACAAGAAGATAGTAAAGCCGCTGGTAGGTGGGAAACAGCACAAGGCGGAGAATACTTTGCAGCTGGAGTAGGCGGTGCCATCACCGGTCGGGGTGCTGATTTATTAATTATTGACGACCCACACTCGGAACAAGATGCAATGTCCAAGACTGCATTGGAGTCAGCCTATGAATGGTATACATCAGGTCCCCGTCAGCGTTTACAACCTGGTGGTAAAATAGTTTTAGTCATGACTCGTTGGAGTGAAAAAGATTTAACAGGTATGTTAGTTAAAAATCAAAAAGAAGTAAAAGCTGATCAGTGGCACGTGGTCGAGTTTCCAGCAATCATGGACCACGGAACACGGCCCAAGCCTGTGTGGCCAGAGTATTGGAAGTTAGATGAGTTGGAGAAGGTTCAAGCAACACTGCCCACGGCTAAATGGAATGCACAATGGATGCAAAATCCAACAGCTGAAGAAGGTGCAATATTAAAACGTGAATGGTGGAGAAAGTATCAAGAAGAAGAAATACCTCATCTACAACACGTTATACAATCTTATGATACGGCTTTTCTTAAAAAAGAAACAGCCGATTATAGTGCTATCACAACATGGGGTATATTTTATCCTGACGAAGATAGTGGGGCCAATCTCATACTTTTAGACGCCATCAAAGGTAGATACGAGTTCCCTGAATTAAGAAGGTTGGCCCTTGAACAATACGAGTATTGGAAACCAGAATCTGTGATTGTTGAGGCAAAAGCCAGTGGTTTACCACTTACATACGAGCTTAGACGTATGGATATACCAGTTGTAAACTTTACACCTAGCAAAGGTAATGACAAGCACGCCCGTGTAAATGCTGTTGCACCTTTGTTTGAATCTGGTATGATATGGGCTCCTGAGCAAAAATTTGCTGAGGAAGTTATAGAGGAATGTGCGGCTTTCCCCTATGGCGATCATGATGACTTGGTTGATTCTACGACCCAAGCTATTATGAGATTTAGACAAGGAGGTCTAATAGATCACCCTGAAGATTACGTAGATGAAAAAGTTGAAAAACCTATAAGGAATTATTATTGATGAACCCATTTCTAAAATTTTTACAATCAGCTAGAAATCTTCAAAAGACTCAAGGTTTATCAAAAGCAGATATTCTAAAATTTGCTAAGAATGAATTCGGTGATATAACTGGATTGATGAGATCTCAAATAGATCAAATTTTTAAACCTGGAAAACAAGCTATAACAAAACAAACGGATAATATCGTGTCTATAAAAAAAGATGACATACCAAAAAAAGCAGAGGGTGGTATAATGCGTGCTAACTATGCAAGAGGCACGGACCTTGAAGCAGGAGCACAGCCTATAACTATTGAAGGAGATATTCGTCCTAACAATATGATGATGGCATCAGAGTCACCAGAAGAAGAATTAGAAATGTTAAGAGACATAGAACTCTTACAAGAGATGAAAGAGTTTGAAGAGTTTAGAAAAAATAATCCAGGTTCAACATACGATGATTTTAAAGCGTCTAAATTAATTTCAAAAAAAGAAATATCTGATCTTGATTTAATTTTAAAAATTATGGAAATAGAAGGAGATGATTTTGGATCTGCTACAAAAAAAATGGAGATGTACAGAAGAATGGAAGAGAATAAAAAAAATAAACCAAAAGACCCTGCAAAAGGAGTTAGAAAAATTAAACTAGCACAAGGTGGACTTAGCTCTTTATTAGGTGAATAATGAAAATTGGTGAATACAAAAAGATGATGTCTTATTTAACAAGACCATCAAAAAATCTAACGCTCGTTGAAAATATGCCTTTTGTAAAACACGATCAAATACCACCTAAGTCAGGACCAAATTCAAAGGGGTTGAATTTAAATAAAAAAAATAGTAGAAAGGCATAGGAGTATATATGGCAGATATAGACAAAGGGCTCCCGAACACTAGAACTAAAATTGATATTCCATCAGAAGAGGAACTTCAAGAAGAAGTTGCGGTTCAGGAACCAGAAGAAGAAAAAGGACCCGTAGAGGTCATACCAGAAGAAGACGGCGGCGCAACAATAGACTTTGAACCGGGGGCTATAAATATACCGGGAACAGAATCTCACTTTGATAACTTAGCAGATATTTTACCAGACGATGTTATAGATCCAATTGGTGGTGAAATGGTTAACAACTACATGGACTACAAAGCGTCTAGAAAAGACTGGGAGCAGTCTTATAAATCAGGTTTAGATCTTTTAGGATTTAAATATGAAAACAGAACAGAACCTTTTCAAGGGGCCTCTGGTGCAACACACCCAGTGTTAGCAGAAGCGGTAACACAGTTTCAAGCACAAGCATACAAAGAATTATTACCAGCAGATGGTCCAGTTAGAACACAAGTTATAGGAGTTAAAAACCCTGGAACAGAGCAACAAGCTCAACGTGTTAAAGATTACATGAATTATTTACTAATGGATCAGATGAAAGAATATGAAGAAGAGTTTGATTCAATGTTATTTCATTTACCACTTGCAGGTTCTACATTTAAAAAAGTTTATTACGATGTGCCTATGGCTAGAGTCGTTTCAAAATTTGTACCTGCAGATGAATTAGTTGTACCATACACAGCCACAAGTTTAGATGATGCGGAATCAGTAATTCATGTTGTTAAAATGTCAGAGAATGAATTACGTAAACAACAGGTAAATGGTTTTTATAGAGATATAGAATTAGCACCACCAGGAGTTGTTGAACAAAATGAAGTAGAAAAAAAAGAAAGAGAATTAGATGGCACTAAAAAAGTTGGTAAACAAGATACTCTATATACTTTATTAGAGTGCCATGTAAATTTAGATTTAGAAGGTTTTGAGGATCAAGGTTCCGATGGACCAACAGGAATAAAATTACCCTACATAGTAACTGTAGAAGAAGGTAGCCGATTAGTTCTCTCTATACGGAGAAACTATGCGCCCGATGATCTAAAGAAAAATAAGATCCAATACTTTGTCCACTTCAAATTTCTGCCAGGACTTGGATTTTATGGCTTTGGACTCATTCACATGATTGGCGGATTGAGTCGTACGGCAACGGCGGCTCTCCGTCAATTATTAGATGCGGGAACATTATCAAACTTGCCAGCAGGATTTAAACAAAGAGGTGTTAGAGTCAGAGACGAAGCAGCTCCAATACAACCTGGTGAGTTTAAAGATGTTGATGCACCAGGTGGTAATTTAAGAGATGCATTCTTTCCATTACCATACAAAGAGCCATCACAAACATTATTAAATTTATTAGGTATTGTTGTAAACGCAGGTCAAAGATTTGCAGCTATAGCTGACATGCAAGTTGGTGATGGAAACCAAGGAGCAGCTGTTGGGACAACAATTGCATTATTAGAACGTGGCTCAAGAGTTATGTCTGCAATACACAAAAGATGTTATGCAGCGATGAAGGATGAGTTTAGGTTACTTGCAAAAGCAGTAGCACAATACTTACCACCAGAATATCCATACGATGTTGTTGGTGGACAAAGAAATATTAAACAAGCAGACTTTGATAACAGAATAGATGTAGTGCCTGTTGCAGATCCAAATATTTTTTCTATGTCACAAAGAATTACACTTGCACAAACACAATTACAACTTGCAACATCTAATCCACAAATACACAACTTGTATCAAGTATACAGAAATATGTACGAAGCTATCGGTGTTAAGAATGTAGATACAGTTTTACCACCACCAGCACCAAATGCACCAATGGACCCGAGTATGGAACATATAAATGCTTTGACTGGTAAACCTTTTCAAGCTTTTCCTGGTCAAGATCACCAAGCACACATCACAGCGCACTTAAATTTTATGTCAACTAACATAGTTAGAAACAATCCTGCAGTTATGGCTGCAATACAAAAAAATATTTTAGAGCACATATCTATTATGGCACAAGAACAAGTAGAATTAGAGTTTAGAGAACAAATTTTACAGATGCAACAGATGCAACAACAAGCTGCTATGGACCCAATGTTACAACAACGTCTACAATCTATGCAAAATTCAATAGAAGCAAGAAAATCTGTGTTGGTTGCAGAGATGACAGAAGAATTTATGAAGGAAGAAAAGAAAATTACATCACAATTCGACTCTGATCCGTTGTTAAAATTAAAATCAAGAGAGGTTGACTTACGTGCAATGGAGAATGAACGTAAAAAAGACAACGATGAGGCACAAATTGACCTTGCAAAAGCAAGATTGATGCAACAAGGCGACATTGCAGAAGATAAAATGGAGCAAAACGAAGATTTAGCTAAATTACGTGCTGGTGTAAGCCTTGCAAAAACAGGAATTGACCAAGCCAAGGTCATGATAGACGATTAATTATGCCATTAAACAAAAAAGGTAAAAAAATTATGAAATCTATGAAGAAACAATACGGAAAAA